TATTTTTTTCTTTTTTTAATTCTGAAATATCATTATTATCTGCTATTATAGGTATATATGATTCTAAAAATGATGTTATTTTAACTTCATAACCTTCATCATCCATTTGTATTTCTTTTGAATCTAATTTATATGTATTAATTTTAGGTTTTTTAATATATAAAAAAACCGTATCGATTAATAAATTATTTTTTCTAAAACCAGGATATGCCTTTTGAATAACTCCCAAAGTATGTGCTACTTGAAATATAATTGATTTTAATTGATTCCATGTTAAACTAGAAACAATTTCACTTAATACATCCATTTTAAAAAAATGTTCAGATATTGTAATATTAACTAGTTTATTATTAATATTTTGAATGTTTGAAAAATCAGATGATATTTCAGAATAATTATTTATAAAATCAATAATCAAATTTAAATTAATATCAACTGTCATTAAATTTAATAATATCCCTTTTGTTTTTTTAATGATTACTAAATCACTCAATAACCACGTTATTAATGAATTCATATTTAATGATGATTTTAAATTAGTTTGTTCATCTTCTTCGTGAATTAATTTAAGTTGTATATTTGATGAATAAACATCCATATCTCTTTTAAACATATAAATGTCTCTTTTTCTCCACAAAAATTTAATTTTAGTATTAAAAATATTATTAACTAATTGTTTTTGTTTTTTTTTGTCAAGAATTAATTTCACATCAGATATAGATATATTTTTAGGATTAATTGGTTCTACATCATAACATTTTTTTGATTCTGTATTGGGATTATATAAATAATCAAATAAAATATTTGATAAAAAATCAATATCAATGTATTCTTCTGGATATGTTTCTTGTATCATTTATCTTTCTAATAATATAAAATAATATATTATTTTATAACCTAAAAATAAATAATATATATTAATATAATGAATATTATTCAAAGATATTTACATATAAAAAATAATGGTTTTAATGATACATCATCAAATAAAAATATAACAAATGACTTTATTGATGAAATCCAACTTGCAATTATTCTTTTAACTTGTTTCTTTCTTATTCCAAATAAATTAATTGCTATTTTTGTTATCTTAACAATTATATCTATATTTATTGAATATCAATTTTTTATAAAACATACTAGTATATCAAACTATAAAAAATATTTGTATTTATTTGTTGATTTAATACATAATTGTTTTTTTTTATTAGTAGTTTATTTATTTATAAATTTAAAATGTAACTATAAAAAATTAATTTTACTAAATATTTGTATGTTTATTATTGTTTTGTTCTTCCTTCATTTTAAAAGATGTATTTTATCAATTATCGCAGATGACATTACAAAAATTGAAAAAAATTGGTTAAATCCTATTAATAAATTAAGATATATTTTTGGATTTAAAAAAAATTATATCACTAAAGCAAAAAAATCTTATTATGATGATTGGGTTGATAGTAATACATATCCATTTATTGGTATTATATTACTAAATTTATACTGTTTATTTATAAAGAGATAAAACACGAGCAGATGGTTCTCCATTTGTCTCTATCCAGTTTGGTAACCAATAATGTGGTATTACATTCCATGATTCACTTTTTGTTTTATTAAATTTATCATTAAATCTTTTCTTATAATAATATGATTCTTTAGATTTACATTCTAGATATTTTTCTTTATCTCTATCTTCATATTCTTCATCTGTTACCTTTGTTTCTATCCATTCACTTATTATTTCAAACCATGATTTTTCTTTTGATGAAACACCATCTGAAAATGCTTCTTTTTTTCTATACATAACTGATTGTGGTAATAAATCAGGATATAAACTTGAAAAGGCATCACGAATAAGTTGTTTTTCCATTCTAGTACTAGTTGGAATTTTTAAATCAGAGTCTATTCTCATATAATAATCAAGAAAATCTACATCTAAAAAAGGAAGTCTTGCTTCAAGACCATGAATTGAAATACACCTATCAACCCTTAATCCATCAAATCTATGAATTTCTTTAACTAATTTTTCTGTTTCTTTCTGAGCAGTATATGCATCAGGAGCTAGATAAAAATATAAATAACCCATTTCTACCTCATCAGCTCCATCTCCATTTAAAATTACTTTAATATCAGTATTTAAACTAATATATTTACCTAGCAAGTATTGTCCTACTGATGCTCTTATTGTAGTAATATCCCATGTTTCTGTTGCATCTAATACTGAATCAATTGCCATTAAACCTTCTTCAGGAGTAAAATAAACTTCTGTATGATCACAATCTAAATGTTTAGCTACAAGTTGTGCATATTCTAAATCTGTTCCTTTTTTCATTCCAATTGAAAATGTTTTTAAAGATTTAACTCCTAAAATTTTTGATGCTATTCCACATACTAATGATGAATCTAAACCACCTGATAAAAGTGCTCCTATAGGTCTATCAGAATCTAATCTAATTTTAACAGCATTAATTAATCTAGATGTAATCCTAGAATATAATCTATTATTATCTATTTCTGTAAACATTGGATAATCATAAAAGTAATATTTAGAAAAAATCATAACTAGATTTAGACTAATTGTATCTGGATTATAATTATATTTAATTGTTAATATTTCACCAGGTGGAAAAACCATTCCTTCTTCAGAATTAGAATCAATTACTCCTGATAATAATGAACTTACAAATATTTTTTCAACATTATTTTTATCATTAACAGAGTAAAAAAGTGGTCTAACTCCAATAGGATCTCTACATACATAAGTAACTGATTCTTCATCAGAAATTTTTGTTAATACAAATGAAAATTCACCTCTTAGTTCTGATGCTACTTTTTCTATATCTTTATATTTTAAAAATAGATGATATATAACTTCACAATCAGAATCAGATTTTAAATCTTTTTCAAAACCATGTTTATGAACAAGTTCTTTATAATTATAAATTTCACCATTACAAATTAATATATATATAGAACTATAATTATAAAATATAAATGGTTGATCCCCTAAAGGAGATAAATCATGAATAGCTAGTCTATGAAAAACATAGGCATTTCCATTTAAATTTAAGATATTAGTTTTATCAGGGCCTCTTAGTTTTATTGAATTATATAATACTTCATAACTTTTTAATTCAGTTTTACTAATAATATTAGAAGTAATTACTGCCCAGATGCCACACATTAATTATATAATAATATTAATTTATTCTGTTTAAATAAATTAAAATCAATTTTTTATTTACATTAAATTTAAAATAAATCAGCATATTTTTTATTTACACTAAATTTAAAATAAATCAGCATATTTTTCATATTCTAAATTTAAGCAATAAGTACCAGAAATATTTTTTGATGTAAAATTTATAATCAAGTGGTTTTTTTCTGTAATTGATAAAATATCATTACTATATTTACATGGTTTTAAAGAACAAGATAATATTTCATCTATTTGATTAATATCATAGTCATTTTTATAGCTTTGTCTATGCTTTAATTTTTTACAATATCTTCTAATTATTAAATTTAATGTATTTTTATTTAAATTAATAATATTTATTTTAGTAATAGTTTATAAATTATTTATTATTTATATTTAATTTTTATTAATTTAAAAATTAAATTTTTTGTTAATAATCTTTAATATCCAAGGACACATTCTTTTGCTTGCACATTAAATATTTTTAACTTTGTTAATAATCTTTAATATCCAAGGGCACATTCTTTTGCTTGCACATTAAAGATTTTTAACTTTGTTAATAATCTTTAATATCCAAGGAATTTCTTTTTTATATGCATCTCCATGAGTTTCAAGTATCATTGGTATTTTAAATCTATTAGCTTGTCTTACAAATTCTGCTAAACCAGATAATCCAACATAACCTTTACCTATTTTTTCATGACGATCTTTATGTGAATTATATTCTGTCTTAGAATCATTAAAATGTATTAATGCTAAATATTCTAAACCAATCATTCTATCAAATAAGATAAAAAAATATCGAACTTTTTTTTTAGAACTAATATCAAAACCAGCTGAAAAAATATGACATGTATCAACACATAATTTAAATATTTTTTTATCTTCTTTTGTAAATCTATGATAAAAATTTGCTAAATCATCAAGTGCATTATCTTCAGTAACAAAAAGTTCAGTACCTTGTCCTGCAGCAGTTTCTAAAATTAATATTGTTTTTAATTTTTCTTCACGTATTCTATCTAAAATATATTTAATTGATAAATACATATTTTGAGTTGCAATATTAATATCAAGTTCTAATGCTTTACCAACATGAATGACACATCCAACTGCTCCAATTTCATGTGCAATTCGGAGTTCAATTAATATTCTTGAAATTTCATGAGATTTTTCATTAAAATCTCTTGCAAAATTTAAAATATATGGTGAATGAACTACTATACTTGAAAGATTATTTTCACAGTACAGTTTTATTTCTGGTCCTATTTCTTTGTATTTTTTTAAAGAGTCTGGAGAAGCACGACCAAGTGGATTTGTAACAAAAATTTGCATAAAATTACCACCATATTTATTAACTTCATCAATTGATTTAAATATATTTGTATTTGATAAATGACAACCTATTAAATGATTCATTACTTATATAATATATATAATATTATTTAAATATTATTATTAAAAAATTGAAAAAAAAAAGATATATTAATATTATTTAATTTTATATTTGTACCTCTTGGAGGTACAAATATGAATTATCATTATGATCAGACATTGCACAATATACCAAGTAATATTCTGGTGGCAATGATGAGATCGTGCGTAAAGGTGGGGCACGTTCTAATTCATGTCTGAAGAGGCATGCCACAGTAGGCTAAGAATACTAATCACAAACCTGTAAATTCTTTAAATTCTTCAGCAATGAATAATTCTTCAGAAATTTTTGCATCTTCGATTATTTTTGAAGATAATTCCCAGTTAGTGCCTGAAGAGGCTAAGAATACTAATCACAAACCTGTAAATTCTTTAAATTCTTCAGCAATGAACAATTCTTCAGAAATTTTTGCTACCTCCTCAGGAAGTGCCAGAGGTAAAATTCAGTTAAAACAATTTAATAAAATAATTGATAAAAAAGTTCCTGAAGAGGCTGACAATACTAGTCACAATAATTCTGTAACATCTTCAGCAATGAATACGTCACAAGAACTTTTTGCCGAATGTTCTACATTCAAAACTCCATCTAAACGTAGAAATAGAAAAAAAAGAAGTGTAGAAGTAGTAGTAGAAGTAATAGTAGAAGCTCCTCAAGCTCAAAGTTCTAACACAATTAAATTGATTGATTCAAAAAGTCTAAAAAAAGAAACACCTACAGCTATATCTACAGGCAGAACTGGATATGTAACAACTAAGAAAAACAATGGTTCAGAGAGAAAGCTTAGTAACCAGTGTTTTTGGATATCTGTACGTGATTTCTTACAATCAGTTAAAAGACAGAATATTACAGTTAGCCAAATGAGAGAGACTATTCAAACAAAAATATCAGATAGAAATAATTATTACGAGAGAATTTCTAAAAAGTTTAAAAATATTAAAGAATGTTTGAGTACCAAACGTAGTAAAGAAGATATCAATGGTAAAAATAATGCAAAGCTTAATGGACCAAAAAATATGTTTGACTATATCGAACATGGAGCTTCTGCCGAGGCACTTGCAGAACACTATGATATATCAATCAATGTTTATTGTGTACGTGACGATACATTACTTACCCAAGAACCAATCTTTATTTTTGGAACTGGATCTAGTGTAGTTAATGTTGCATATTATGGAGATCATTTTGAGTGGATTAGAAGTTTTACTCGTGATGAAAGTTAGAAAAACAAGGAATGATTGGTAAATGATCACTCGGTTTTTTTATATTTAGAATTATTTTATTATTATATGTTAAAATAGTTATATTATCATAATATAAAAATTTGATATTCTTTCTATTTAAATGAATATTACTAAATTATTTAAATGTTGATAGATAAATATCAAATAACTTCAAAAGAAGATATAAAATATCATAAAGATTTATATTATAAACTATTAAATTATTTATCAATATATAATCATGTTTTACAAGAACAAGAGTTTGTAAAACAAAATCTAACTTTTAATGATTTTGTATTAAATTATAAGAAATATAATAAAGAATTAGAAATTCAAAGAATAAATAAATTTAAAAAACTTCCAAATATTTTAATACATGGACATACTGGATCTGGAAAAAAAACCTTAATAAAGATGTTATTAAAAGAAATATATGGAGATCAAGTTGAAAATTTAAAACAAGAAATATATACAATATCTGGTTATGGAAACTCAGATACAGAAGTGACAATAACACAATCAAATTACCACATGATAATAGAACCTAATAATTCAGGAATAGATAAATATATTATTCAAGAAATAGTTAAAGAATATGCAAAACAAAGTTTAATGCAAATATTTAAAAATCAAATACCATATAAAATAATATTTATCAATAATGTAGATAATTTATCTTATTACGCTCAAACATCTTTACGCTGCACAATGGAAAGATATCATTCTACATGTAAATTTATTCTATGTGGATATCAAATATCTAAAATTATAAAACCATTAAGATCTAGATGTCTTAATGTAAGAGTACCAAGACCAAATGAATATGAACTATTTGATTATTTATTAGAAATTTCGATAAAAGAAAAAATAAAAATATCACCAAGCACAATAAATTATTTAATAAAACAATCAGAATTAAATATTAAGAGTTGTATATGGTGGTTAGATTATTATAAAAATAAATTATATGATTATAGTACTGCTTGGAAAAAATATTTGAGTCCAATTGTAGAATTTATACATTATACATATTCAAATAAAAAAACAGCAAATTTAAGTATAATAACAGAAATAAGAAATATTTTAAATAATATTTTAATTACAAATATAAGTGGTTCAGAATTAATGGTTGAACTTTTAAATCAAATAATTATATTTCATCCAGAATATCCAGATAAACTTTTTGAACAAATTTTTGAAACATTTTCAATATTTGAAATTAGATTATCT